CTTCTCAGACTTCGATTGTACCGGGATCTTCTTACCCCGTAAGGTCGCAATCTTCTTCATCACCTTCTTCACAGTCGGTTTCACAACCTTTAACAAAAGGTCAGCAAGAGGCTTTGCAAGCAACGCAGAACTTGTCGCTACCACAGCAATTGAGGCGGTAGTAGTAACCATACCTGCTGATGGTATATTCTGAACAATTTGATCGGGAATAGATAACTCCTCAAACACAGGGAGACATTCTTTCCCGACTGTTTCGTATGCAACAATCTTTCTATTTCCTTCTACAACCTTACCGATAGGGTCTTTTAATTGCTGTGCTCTGGTAGGGCACTCAGGTAACGGTGCCTCTGTCTTAGGAACTCTAGGGGATGCTGGTGCCTCTGGTGCTTCAGGTTTTGGTGGTGGTTTATATGCAGGTGGTGGAGGTGGTTCCTGTTCTAATATAATTTTATTTCTATCATAATCAATAGCAGTATAATACGGTGTGCCTGCATCACACAGGGTCATTATACCTTTATCGTCTGCTTCCTTTAAGTTTACATTTTCCTTATTGTCTTTATGTGCCTGAACACATCCAGGAATATTGACAATAGGAGTCCCTACCTCCATAGTAACTGGAGGTAGGGCAGGTAGAGCAATTGGTGGATCTGATGACATCCACTTTGGTACTTCCGGAATATCGCCTATCCTAATATTATTAAGACGAATATCGGGGATTGGCATCAGAAGGGCAAGGCAGAAGCACCACCAGCAGGCATACCTATTGCACCACCAGTTGAACTAGGAAGTTCAGGCATTGCCGAATCCATCATACCAGGAAGTGCTCCAGCAATTGCTTCTGCTGCTGCAGCAGCGATCTTTCCTCTGGCATCTTCAATAAGGACATCTTTATTGAGATAAAGATAGGAACCTGCACCAACAACACTGGCAGATACCGCAAAAGATGATATTGCGAGTAAGTTAATAATTTTTTGCATTAAATTAACGTGCCTTTGGCACGGCGAATTTCTTTTAGTTCTTCAAAATTTTTCTGCTTGGTTCCACCATCATATGCCCAAGCATAACCTTCATCAATCATTTGTTCATTTAGGGAAGTCTCTTGGTCCCCAATGTATAACCATCCAAGAAGGCGACCATATTTACCCATTCCACCGACAAGCTCAGTTCGGATAATAAGATCTTCTTCTCCAGCAATCGCGTCACTAAGATGTTTTTCCATCCAGTATGTTGCATCAATTCCAAGTTCCTTTTCCTCCAAATCACGGGTTCTTTTTTCTGGTGTGTCAACACCAGCAATTCTCACTCTTTCTTTTTTGAAGAGATCAAATCCTAGATCAATAGTAACATCAATGGTGTCACCATCAACAACTCTATTGATTTCAATTACACGAAAGTTGTAACAAGACTTTCGACTTGGTGGTTTCATTGCTGCCATAATTCCCACTCCTTTAATGCGTTTTTGAGAACATCCTCTACTGGAGTTCTTTCCTTTTCTGCTTCATACTGTCTGATTTTTTGAGTCAGAACACCAACAGTCATTTCTTCTTTTTCAAGTGTTCCTGCATCGGCAGCCATTGCCAATCCTAAGATCGTAACTGCTGCAGAAATCACAGCACCAGCACCCCAAACCCATTTTTCAAGTTTACGAATTCTTTCACGAAGTTCATTAACCATATCAGAGTCGTCGTCTTTTTCAAGTTGTTCAACTCTGTGCTTCAGGAGTGCTATCTCCTGATCCTGTTCCGCATCCTTCAATTCGATCTGGTTTGGCATCGTTCAGTTCATCAAAAGCCATACGCATTATATAGACGATATAATACGTAACTCCTGCAAGAAGTATGATTATGGAAATAATTACACTCCAAACAGGATCATTTGCATTTTCTAGTGGTCTAAGAAAAAGGTTCAACAGTCACTAATCATAGAGTTGACAGTGGATCCTGCAGCAGATCCGATGTTCTGACCAAGCAATAATGCCCAACCTGATGCTAACCATCCAACGTAAGGAATACTAGAAACAGCAGGAACAAGAACTCCAGCAGCAACACTAGTTCCTGCCATTGCACCTTGTGACCGTGCTCCAGCGTCCGCCACGATACACTCTATGTCTTTTGCAGACTTTCCCTCATTATTTAAGACACCTCCTCCCATGTTACGAGTGCCTTCCATAGTGTATTGATCTTGGCGATATTCTGATCTAGTTTCAGAACTGTTACCACCAAAGAAACCAGACCTAGATTTGTCTAAATCTAATGATCTTTGTGACTCAAGAACTTTAGGATCGTTTGCACGATACTCAATACTGTAACCTTCCTTTCCTGCCTCTATTCGATATGAAGAGTATGGACCGTGGGGAATATTAATTGTCGGAACTTCAACAATCCTTTCTGGTTGTTGACGAACAACGTATCCTAACAATCCAACGTGAGCAATTGCTATTACGCTGCCAACACTAATGGCAGTCCACTTAAGGTAAGGTTTCATGGTTACATCTTGTAAGAGTCTTTAGAATCTGGTGTATCAACCTTTAAGGTAACTGGTGCTTGCTCAATACGAAGAGTTTGATGTGGTGCAGTTTGTGCTGCCTTCTCAATTAGTTTCTCCATCTGTTCTTTGGTGATACTAGCACCACCGCCACCACCATTAGCACCATTCTTTTTAGCGGTCTGGACGCCGAAGCTAGCTAAAACTCCGGTGAAGACGCTGGCGATGAATGTCGGATCCAGTTTTTGTTCGGGTATTCCGAGTGCAGGAGGTAGTTTGATGTATGCCAAAGTGAGAATTGAACCAGACCAGATAAGAATACCAAGGCGGACAAAAGTAGAGAGAATTGCAAGTTGTTCTTCCTTATCATCTGCTGCCTCCTTAATCTTACCTAGAAGACCCTTCTTTTTGGGTTCTTCTTTCTTAACTTCTTCTGGCATTGGCTGCATACAAGGCAGCTTTATTTAGGGTTCAAGTATTTCAACAGTGATATTTGTACTGTTTATTTGATTGTACTTTTGACAGAGTACATCACTTCCCTGATGTTCCCATTTGTGATACGCATCCTTGAGAGACTGAAGGTAATCAGTTCCACCGCAACCTACCATTTCATTGGCAACGATTTTCTTGATTAACACATCTCTTGTTAAATGTGTCATATGTAAATAGATGTTGTCCAACAACAAACTCTTACATTATAAGACTTAAAGGATTATCAGAGAGTTTGCCTTGGGTGATTTGTTCCGATTTCCTTATCGGGTGATATTATTTAGTAAGGTAACCATTTTCAACTAACCATTCACGGGTCATAGGAGTGGGTTCATAATCAGTCCACATTGTACCACGAGCACAGGATTGTAGTGCTTCCATAGTCATCTTCTCAGTGCGACCTGCCCAACCTGCTTCTGCTTCCCACGGCACAGCAGACTCTGGATAAGTACGTTCTGCCATCACACGCCAGATCATAGGCACTTCATCTTCAGGTTTGATAATAGCAATCAAACTATTTTCAATTGAACCTGCCATACAGTCTTGAGCAGCATGCCATCCCTCGTGTCTCATTACCTGCATCAGGTATGCAGTACTACCCATATATTCCTTATTCAGAAAGAAGTTATTACCAACAGTATGATAGACACCACGATGACCTTTGGGGAAGTATCTTTGATCTGCTAGAAACACCCCCACTCCGACCTGCTGAAGAGCAAGGAGCATTGAGTGAAACTCGTCAGCAACGATATCGTAATTAATATCGGGATACTCGTCAGCAATAGTAGCGATACTTTCGATTGCGTGGACATCTTTGGTACACTCGCGAAGTAGCATACACCCCATAGCATCCATAGTATTGTAACCCTTGGTGATCTTAGAGTCATCATGATGATGTGCGATCATAGAGTCATTATGATGATGATGTGCTTCCATCGTAGAAGGGAAAGCAACCGTTGCTGCAGCAATTAATGAGGCAATAATTTTTTTCATGGTTCAAAGTATTTTTTATAAAGAGCAGATGCTTCAAGATGTTTTCCGTGGTTTGTAAGATATTTGATTCTATTCAATATCTTTGCTTTAAAGACTTTAGATGATTCTTCCATCTTCATCTCCTATGTATTCAAGCGAAATTACATCATGTTCCGTATCGTTGGGATTTAACCATTCAGAAAATTCTTTTTGGATAGCGTATGCATCATCTAAACTATTAAGTGATTCAGTATGATTTTCAGACAAATGGTGAATACGATCTATGGACCAATCATGAATCTTCTTCAGTGTTGATTCTAAAGTTACCATAGTCTTTTCGCATATAGCGTCCTAGAATATTACTATTATAATATGCAGGCGACCCGTCGTCAAGTGATTCGGATAATACATTATTGAGAAACAATTGTTTCGTTTCTTCAAAATTGCAGTTACCCTTAGTTTTATGTAGACTCAATATTTCTCTACTGAAGAACTCTTTGCCGTATTTCTTTACATCTTCTTTTAATTCTGGACAAGAACCATAATATTTTTTCCAATCAGATTCTTGTTTTACTTTTCGTTTCTTCCCCTTTGGTGTTCTGAATGACCAAAAATACTTTCTCCCAATGTACTGTCGTTGGTTTGACTTATTGGTAATGAGATAAACAAAACCAAAGTAGTCCCCAACATCATCAGTATCAAAAGTTCGTTCCAAGTATATCCAAGGATTTTCATAATTCATCTATAACTCATACTATGTTATTATATGAGCTATATTTATCTTCAAACCTAACAAACCAACTCTACTCATGGAATCGACTGTTGTCAAGCCCTTGATAAATACTCAATAAAGTCATATAATATGGCAGTCTACGTCAATAATATTACTATCAGAACTGGGGAGTATTTCTCCAGAGATTTTTATCTAGATAATCTTGATGGATCTCCATTGGATCTGACTGGATACTCTGGATCATCGCAGATAAGAAAACACCAAGAAAGTTTAAATCCAACAGCAACATTTTTACTTTCGTTTGTAGACAGAGTTAATGGTAGAATTAGATTAACTTTATCATCATCAACAACAGCAACAATAAAACCTGGAAGATATGTTTATGATATTCTTTTCACTGATCCAACTGATAAAAAATCAATTGTTATAGAAGGAAATGTTTTAGCTACTCAAGATGTTACTATTGACGGATTTGGATCAGGTGGTGGTGGATCAGGTGGTGGTGGATCAGGTGGTGCATTGTCCTATACTTATGATAATTACCTGTTAACATATACAGCAACAGGAATTACAACATCAAAAGGCAATCTCATAAGCACAAGAACAACAGTCACAAGTCCAGATCCACAATCAGCATCTGGTTATACTGGATTCAGTACAGTTGGATATGGATACACCAACCCATACACACCTTCATACAATAGTTCTACTGCAGAGGTTCCAGCACACGTTGGTATTCCAACATATCTAACTTATGGTGGTGGATGGTATGCGTCAACAAACTCAGAAGGCGGATTCGGACCAAGTGCTATTGGTAATGATAGAATAGTTGTTGGTAATAAGTATTACACGGATTATGACGCCTCGATTACTGGAATAGCAGGAACTTATATAGGTGCAGCATACCTTTATGATTTAAATGGAAACTTATTGACTCAAATCAATGCCCCTGATGGTGTTAGTAACGAAGAGTTTGGAGCAACTGTTGAGATTGATAGTAATAAAATCATAATAGGAGATAATTATTATACCGGCACTCATGTAGATCAAGGTGCTGTATATGTGTTTGATATGGACGGAAACTTTGAACGTAGAATTACACTATCAGCTCCAAACGTCGATGACTATTGGCCTAATGCTATGGCTGCTGATAATGGAAAGATTTTTACTAGTGATTACAATAACAACGTATACATCCATAACTTAGATGGAACAGGTGAAATAAAAATTGTACAAGACGGTTTATTGAACACACCACCCTATGGCGGTTTTGGTGAGTTTCCTATTGCTGCAGGTAATGGTAAATTTGTAGTTGGTGCTTATGAATATGCATATATCTTCGATCAAGATGGGACTGGAGAAATAAGACTATCTGATCCAACTTCAGGTGCTAGTGGAACTTATGGAGATGCAGTTGCTATTGGAGGAAATAAAATATTTGTTGCTGATCCTGAATGGGAAGACGCAAATGGAGTTTATGTTGGAAAAATTTATAGATATGATCTGGATGGAACAAATCGAATTGATATAGTCAAGGATGATACATTAGATTTCGTATTTGAACTTAGTTGGAATGGAAATGATAAACAATTAATTGCATCAGAAGATTATGTATGGTATGGAGCACAACTATATGATAGTACCACTGCTGGAGGAGCAGCTTATCGTTGGGATATTGATGGATCAAATAATGTTAGAATAGAACCACCAGCATATGACGCTGGTAGGAGTTACTATGGTCAAAATCTATCAGTAGATAAAACTTCCAACAAATTTATCATAGGTAGTGGTGATAATGGTCTTGGAGAAGATGTTCATTTATATTCATATGCAGGAACATCTAATCCAAAAAGATTAACTCCTGGATTTGATCCTATTAATGATTTTTCATTATTAGATGTAACTAATTTAGAATCTTCTAATAGTGGCATACAACAAGTTTCTTTAGATTTTAGTGCTGGTTTCTTAAATAGTCAAACACCACCTCACCCATTTGCAGAAGTCAGCGTATCCGTTACTGGATTCAAGGGTGGAACAATGAAAAAAGTTGGTGGAACTTGGATAAATGCCAATCCTACAAGTTCTTCTGTTATTGGAATTGCAACAGGTACTGTCGGACAGACAAGTGGATTAAAAGATCCAGGAACACGCATTGCAGTGGGTGATATAGATCTTATAAACGGTACTATTACATTCACATAGCAATAAATACTTTAAACTGATAACCTGATGTCAATTTATACTAAAAATTTGGAAATCAACTCTCGTTCCAATTTTGAGGAAAATTTTGAGTTGACTCAGTTGGCAGGCAAACCTACAGATCTTACTGGTCATACTGTAGATTCTCATATGAGAAGGTATGCCGATAGCACATCATTTACCGCTTTTAATGTTGGAATAACTAGTGCTGCTGCTGGTAAGATAAGTATAGGTATGTCAGCACCGGTAACATCAACACTAAAACCTGGAAAATATGTATATGATGTTAGGGTAACCAGACCCGGTGGTACTAAAGTAATTGTCCTGGAAGGGACTGTAACTGTTAATGCAGGTTTCTCATTCAATTGCCCATAAAAAATGTCACAAACATTTGTTGTTAATCTTTTAGTATATACCGGAACAGATTTCGATCAAACATTTGTTCTAGAAGATACTCAATCCAATTCCATTAAAGATTTAACTGGATACACAGCTTGTGCTCAAATGAGAAGATATGAGTCTTCCTCAAAAACAGCAGACTTCTTAGTTGCTTTTGCCAACGATAGAACAACTGGAAGAATTACAATATCTTTGGGGGCATCAACAACCTCCAATATTAAACCAGGAAAATATTTCTTCGATCTCTTAATAAGTGATCCAGCAGGAACTATCACTAGAGCAGTTGAAGGAACCATTCTAGTGAAGAGAGCAGTTACTAGATAATTACTTTTTCCTCTTTTTCTTCTTATGTGATCCACAAGAAGATTCAACAATGCTTTGGATGAACTCCTCATCCAGTTGCCTCATTACATAATCTGCTTCTTCAATATCAGAAGCGTGTCCTTCGTTGATTAGATAGTCTGCGATCACTTCATAGTGATCGTACATTGAGGGTACTGGATTTGCTCTAATATTCCTATATGCGTCACGACTTACCCTATATCCAGGACTGTTCTTATAAAGATCTTTTGGTTGATTTTTTAATTTCCACCAACCATAAGATTTTGTTGGTGATGATCTAGCATCTGCTTCTGCCCTTCTTCTTGCTTCTTCTTCTGCTTCTGCCCTTCTTCTTGCTTCTTCTTCTGCTGCTGCTTTATCTGCTGCTGCTTTATCTTCATCGTCTTGATCAGTATTAGATGAATCTGATCTTGGTGCAGAATTACCATCACCAGGTTCTGGTGGAAGAAGATCACTACCACCTATCATAAGTCCACCACCAACAACTGCGGCACCACCTATAATTGGCGCATTTTTCTTAAGTTTATCCTTTAATGTTCCAGTAGTATTTTTAGTAACCTTTGGTGATTGCGTTCTAGTGCTAGATCCACCACCTTGAGTTATAGGTCTACCTCCAGAAGTAGTTGGTGGTTTTGTTGGATTAGGTTTTACTACAGGCGGTTTTACAGGCGGTTTTACACTAGGTGGTTTGATCTTCCTACCAAATAATCTACCTAACCAACTCCAATCAAATCTGGGGGTTCTACCTTCATAAAAATAATATCTAGAGATATCTTGAAGATCTTGATTGGTCATATCAATCTCCTCAGTCAAAGTAAGTGACTCCATGAGTTCACCTATTTTTTCTTCATCTGCTAATACCCACATCCCAAGAATCTCATCTATATCATATCCCTCTTCAAGCATAGAATAAGTTACATGCAAAAATATGTGATTTTTTTCCGAGAGATTATACATTGTAATTTAGTTTCCTATCTTAGTATTTATTAGTTACCTGCTCTAGATCTTTGAGTAGCAACGTTTGCTCTCCTAGTTTGATCATCTTTTCTGGAGTAGTACCCCTTGAGAACATTGGACACAAAAGGAATATCGCTACTACCAATAGTTCTACCAACTCTTTCAAGTGGATTACTAGAAGTATATTGAAGTGAGGAAGGATCATTACCATGCTTATAAACCGGTTTGCCATCCTTATAGGCAAGGTATCCAACCCGTTCTTTACCTTGAGCATCACGAACAACTGCCCTGGTTCCAACTTTTGAGGTAGCATTCTTGGCAGCAGTTCCTTGTTGAACACTACGGTTTGCCCATTGCATCCACTTCTTATCCGATTCGCTTGCACCCATTATTCCTGGACTACCCTTTTGTGCAAGATATCCACCAGCAGCACTACCAAGAAAATCACCAACAGGAATCGCAAGTGCCTTTGTCAATCCTGGGAATCTGGCACCAATCCTTCTACCAGCAGCACCACCTAAAGCAGAAGCAACTGCTGTAGTACCACCTTGTGCTGCTGCCTGTTTGAATGCATAGGCATCAGATTGTCCTCTTTCTTTTGCTTTCTGGTATGCGTCATAACCAACAAATCCACCATATAAAGCATCACCAGCCATACTGAGAGGACCAGCCTTAGTAGATGGAGGTTTATCTGTTTTAGTACTTGGACGATATGATACCGAGTCTTGTCTAGGTCGTGATTGATTGGGGCGACCAAGATCTACAGAAGTTGGTGGTTTTGAAGTAGTAACAGATCTGTTTGGTGGTTTAGAATCAAGTTTACTGCTTGGACCAGCATCTCCAGATCTTCTTCTAATTGTTGGATTTGCTGATGGTTCCAATCTTCTAGTTGGTGCTGGTTGTGTTGGAACAGCAGTGGTTGTGGGTGCTTTAGTAGTTGGTTTATATGAGAATGATCCTGTTTTTGTTTTATCAAATTTTAAATTCTGACCAGCAGTAGTTGATACTGATCTAGATGGAGTTGGTTTTGGTGCAGAGGTATTACCAAAAGATGGTAACTGTGGAGACGTTCTTTGCTTTGTAGTACCAGGAACTGTAAAAGATGGTTTTGGTGCTCTTGGTTGTGTTGGTTTTGCTGATGCTTTTGTGAGTTTTAATTTTGGAAGTTCTACCTTCGTCTTAGTTGATGCAACAGAGGGTGATGTTGTTCTAGCAGGAGGTAATGCTTTTGTTGAACTTGACGCACCCCTAGAAGGTGTTATATCTTTGACTACAACTTGCTGTATATCCAGAAGATTGCCGACCCTTACATTACCATACTGCCTAGGACTTGGTGCTTTTCCACCCCTACCCTTCGGCAGATCAGTCATTGCACTGAGTGGTTTGTAGGTAGGTGCTCCTGTACGAGGATTTGCACCAGTAGGGGTACCAAAAGATTGTCTAAATCTTGCTGCCCTCTTAGATACCTCAGCCTGCTTAACTGCTTTTGGTTTCTCTAAATTTCTCTGTAATGCCTTAGTCTGCTCTGAACTAGCAGTAGTCATCCTCTGCAGAATTTTAGCATCCCTTTTAGTAGGAGCACCAGGATCTCCTAATCTAATTGTTCTTACAGGACCACCTCGCGTGACATTACTCAGTTTACTGGGAGTCTTGGTGGATCTTTCAGGAGTTGTATCAACTCCTTGTGCAGCAAGATCTCCTCTCAATCTAACAGACTGTACAGAACTACTAGAACTGGAGGGTTTAGAACCTTGACCAACTCTAACTGGTTTAATATCACCTCTTCGCTCAGCATCTTTGAAACCAGCAACATCGCCAAGTTCTGGACTTACAGACCTACCCTGATCTGCTTGACGACGAATAAATTTATTAAGAGGAGTTTGTTCAGTCGTTTTAGGACCCGTCCAATTTGGTTGCGGTGCAGAACGCTGTACCGATTTTTTAGGTGAGCGGTTCTTTTTGTCCTCAGATTTAGGTGCCATTTTCAGATACGTTGTAGTTTTTACTTAAATTATTTTTTTGCTTTTTCTTCTTCCTTCTTTTTATTCATTAAATATTTTTGATAGGCTTTGATTCTTCTTGCAGCATCGATACTTATTGCACCCAGTTTTATTCCAGTAGCCACAGGACCAACCATTGGAATTGCTTGAGCAGCTCCAAGATATACACCAGGTTCATCATACCCTTTAGGGTTTGTTGCTGCTTGAACTGCTCTCTGTGCCCCGTAGAATCCTGTAACTATATCAACGGGTCTCTTGACCCACTGTCTACCAACACTTCTTCCAAGGGCACGTAGACCAGACCCCCAACCCTCTTGAAGGTGATCTATTGCCTGATCTGACTCAGCAACAAATTGCTTATAAGACTTCATCACTTATACTGTTTTTAGATATTTATAAAAAAAGAGAGGACCTCAGTCCTCTCAATCTGGAATATCACCATAGTCTTGATATGCCTCATATCCATTGTAATCACCAAACATATATGAATCAGATAATGCTGCTTCTCTATATGCTCTTAGTGCTTCATCAGTTAACTCTTTTTCTGAAGGAGAAGATGGAGTGAGAGGTTCAATCTCATCCATCTCCTTCCATATTTTTTCAAAATCAGAGTTGGAATCCTGAGAATGTGTCTTTTTTGACATCTTGTTTGATACCTCCAACAATATATGATTCCACTTCAGTTTCCTGAGGTGCAACTTGGAGACCTTTAGAAGAGATCCAATGTTCTGTCCAGGGAAGTGGGTTGTTCTTGGCAGGAACGTCATAAAGTGGTTTCAGTCCAACTGCCTTCATTCTACGGTTAGCGACCCATTCGACATACTGTTGTAGCAGTTTGTCATTTAAACCGATCATAGATCCATCTTTGAACAGATACTCTGCCCAAACTTTTTCTTCGTTTACAGTCTTCTCAAACATAGAATACAACCAACGTTGTTCTTCCTTGAAGATCTTTGCCATATCAGGATCATCACCTTCTCTCCACTTCTTCAGAATATTCTGAGTAATAGCAAGATGCTGATTCTCATCCCTGGCAATCAGTGAGATGATTTTTGCACTTCCTTCCATAAGTTTGAGTTCGCCAAACGCAAAACTGCAAGCGAAACTGACGTAAAAGCGAATACCTTCAAGAATATTAACGTTTGCAATTGCTCTAAAGAGTTTGCGTTTGAGTTCATATCTTGAATCGAGTGCATAAGGGACTTCTTGTAAAGCGTACTGCCAATCACTAGTGCTGTCATAATGATGTGCTGCATTGATGAAATCGTTATATGCTTCTGTGACACTCATTGCACGTTCAACAATACGATCATCCGTAAGGATGTGATCAAACACATCTGAGGGATCTGCATATACATTCTTGATGATATGCGTATAGGAACGACTGTGGATCATTTCCATGAATCCCCAGACTTCCATACACGCTTCTAACTCAGGTAAGCTGCAGTAAGGGATGAAAGCCATCCCAGGACCGCGCCCTTGTACAGAATCCAGCATGATCTGGTATTTAAGATTGCTGGTAAAAATGTGTTTCTGTTCAGGGCGTAGTGTCTGATAGTCCGCACGATCTTTTTGTAATGAAACCTCTTCTGGTCTCCAGAAATAACCAAGTTGCTGTGTTGTGAGTTTGTCAAAGATTGGATACTTGTAAGAATCGTATCTTTGAATTCCAAGTGGTTTACCAAAGAACATTGGTTGTTTTTTAGTATCAACCGCTTCCGAGTTGAATACTGTCATAGAATCGACTTTTGGTCTTTCCTCTTTGTTAGTCTTAAATCTTACAAGACTCACAATCTTCCTCCTCTGCGTTTTCTAGTTGATTGATTAAGTTGTCAAGACTTTCCTTAGTATCCTCTACCTCGTCAGTCTTGAAGTCGTATGTGTTCTGATAATATGAAGTCTTCCAACCGTATTTGTATGTAGTTAGAAGATCCTGCGCCATTACGGATACTGGCACTTCATTGTCTGGATAGTTCTGTGGATTATAACTCCAGTTGCCGCTGATTGCTTGGTCGAAGAACTTTTGCATCACAGCAACAATATTAATATAACCACGATTGGACTCCATATCCCAGAGGAGCGTATAATTGTTTTTAAGAGTTGCATATTGGGGAACGATCTGTTTGAGCGGTCCCTTTTTGCTCTTCTTAACGGACAAGTATCCTCTAGGCGGTTCAATTCCATTTGTTGCGTTTGACACAACGGAACTGCTCTCCGAAGGCATTTGTGCCGACAATGTTGAGTTCCTAACTCCGTAGGCAAGAATCTCAGTTCTAAGGTGCTCCCAATCGTAGGTAAGCTCATTGGGAACGATTTCATCCACGTCATGCTTATATGTATCGATTGGAAGAATTCCATTTCCATACTTTGTTCGGCTGCTATACTCACAAGCACCCTTTTCCTTCGCAAGTTCTACTGTAGCAGAAATTAAGTAATATTGGAAGGCTTCGGTCAGTTTGTGAACTGCACTCCAGGCATCTGAATCGCTGTAATTGAGTCCCTGCTTCGCCAGGAAGTGCGCTAAACCGATGTAACCGATTCCCAGTGAACGACGTGCCTTTGTGGCGATTTCTGCTGCTCTAATGGGGTAGTTTTGAAAATCAATAAGTTCATCAAGACTCCTAACAGCAAGATCGCAAAGAATTTGAAGATCCTCAAGATCCCTGATTTTTCCAACGTTAACAGCACTAAGAATGCAAAGAGCAATTTCTCCATTTTCATCATCAATATGTTGAAGTGGTTTAGTAGGTAAAGTAATCTCCTGACAAAGATTACTCATCTCAACTTTGTCCATAAAAGATGAGTGAGAGTTGCAGTGATCAATATTCATAATATAAAGACGACCTGTCTCTGCACGTTCTTTCAGAATATCTAAGAAGAGATCTTGTGCCCCAATAGTTTTTCTCGGAACAGATCCATCAGATTCATAACTTGTATAGAGATCATCAAACGATTCAGTGCCAAAAGCATCATAAAGACCTGGAACATCGTGAGGTGAGAAGAGACTAATTTCTTCATTCTTAATAAACCTTTCGTAGAAGAGTTTAGAGATCTGGATGCTGTAGTCCAACTTTCGGACACGGTTATCTTCTGTCCCTTTATTGTTCTTGAGTACAATGATATCCTCTATTTCTTGGTGCCAGATTGGGAAGTGTACTGTAGCCGATCCACCGCGAATGCCATTTTGAGTACAGCACCTGACAGTGCTTTCAAATTTTTTGAGGAATGGAACAACACCTGTGTGCTGAACTTCTCCGCCTCGGATTTTAGCGTTGATGCCACGGATTCTGCCTGCGTTGATACCGATGCCCGCCCGTTGTGCAACGTATTTGCCAATTGCCATATCAGAGCTAAAGATAGAATCGAGGGAGTCATCAATATCAACAAGAACACAGCTAGCATATTGTCGAAGTGGAGTTCGCACTCCCGCCATGATAGGTGTGGGAATGTTGATTTTGTGTCTGCTGATTGCGTCATAATATTTTTTTACGTAATCTAAACGGGTTTCTTTTGGATATTTTGAAAAAATAGTTGCAGCGATCAACAGATACATGAACTGTGGTGTCTCGTACTGTGCGCCACTGCTGCGATCTTGAACCAGATACTTATCTACAACTTGACGAAGACCTGCATAGGTAAACAGGTAATCACGTTGATGATCAATGAAAGATTCTAGTTTATCAAACTCTTCTTTACTGTAAAGATCAAGAATCTCAGGATCATAGACTCCTTTCCCTACACAGAGTTTAGTATGCTCATAAACAGATAGTGTCTCGTGCCTACGACCATTGATCTGCTTCCTGAGAGCGAACAAGAGCAGGCGAGCAGCGACGAATTGATAGTTGGGGTGGTCCAGATCAATTAAGTCGCTTGCAGAGCGAATCAAGATCTCTTGAATCTCTGCTGTAGTGATGCCATCGTAGAATTGAATGCCAGATTGCATTTCGACCTGAGATGCTGAAACACCTGCCAGATCATTACATGCTTCTTCCACCATTACGTGGAGTTTATTCAGATCAAGAGGTTCGGTATTTCCATTTCTCTTAATTACCTTTGTCCCGTTGCTCATACTTTTTTCCAAGTGTTAAATTTAATTTTTGCTTCTAAACCAGCATATGTATTCAATTTTATCATAGACATAACGTCATGTCCAGCAAGGATCATATCGTTGATGTCTTTCTCCACAATGTTGTTTCCCCAGATTACTACCTTCTCTCCTCTATCGATGAGTTTGGCAATTCTGTTGACGATTTCTCGGTTACGTGGTTCATTATCAAGAACCCAAATATGATCGCCCCAACCAAACGACCGAATATCAACATCGGACCCACACATAGCAACAGCGTTTTCCACGAACGTGGAGTCAAACGGTCCTTCAACAATGTAAATCGGTTGTTTTTCATCGATGTTTTCAAGTCCGTAAAGTTTCGGAGAATCATCATTCAACATCACAGTGATATATTTAACAGAGTTAGGAACTAGACTTCTACCCTGAAAACCAATTAAGTTCTTGTTAGAATCATACATTGGTATGATGATACGTGGTTCATCCCTATATGTGGAGTCAAATGTTTGTTTTTTAGTATTTGTCCACTCTTTGAACTTGTCAGTAAAGTAAAACTTTTCTGGATTTAGATTTCTTTCAACCAGGTACTTTTTTGCAGCAGGATTCTCAGATGCTTTAGGCAAGTTGAGTTTCTTCTTGAAAACTGGTTTCTTGAAGTTAAAAACGGGTTCTTCTGCAGTGAAGTTCTTGCCAGTATGACCTTCCTTAAACTTCTCAAGTGTATATTGTTTGTGAAGAGTAGTATCAAGTTTCTTGATAAAATTATTCAACGACAAACTAGCACCACAGTTATGGCACTTGAAGTTAGTGTTGTTCTTCACAACATACATATACCCACGACACTTGTTCTTGTTCTTCTGTGAATCTCCACAGATAGGGCAACGGAAGTTGTATAAGTCAGACTTGACCTTTTTAAATTTTTGTAGGCGTGACGAAATTAATCCAACATACTTGGAATCAATCAGATCCATTACAACAGATCACTTTGTTTCCTGTATTATAACCTGCTGTGCTTGGGGAGTCAAGAAACTTTGCATCAGTTTCTGACCTGGCACACTGACAATAAATGAGATGACGATCAGACCACCAGCAATGGTCCACATTTTCTTTTCCATCAAACGAAGACGTTCATCAATCTTTTTGATATCTCTTTCACATCCTTTCTTTATTTCGTCTGCTCTACGGTTAACTTCTCTATGTACGCTTTCTACCTTCTCAAAGAGTACAGCATCAATTCTATCTTGCTTTTCTAATTTCTCATTGTGGACAGCAAGTAATTGTCCCATCTTGACAGAGTTATCCTGTAAGGATTCTACCACCCTTTCAAGTCTTTCCAAAATAGCAGCATTGACTCCAGCAGCATCATCCATTTTGCATCCAGGTTCTACGGGTTCCATAACGACCAATTGGTGTTGGTTTTCTTTTTTTCTTTACTGGAAGATTACTCCTGACCGGAGGATTATCTCCTGCTTCATAAGAACCAGCAATCTGACCATTACCCATTGCCATAGTAGGACCACCCTCTTCTTTGAGAGTTCTAACAATATCAATTATTTTGTCGATATCCATTAGAGTGATTGCAATTCTTGTAAACAATCATAGTCAATAGGAATTCCTGATATATGAGTTTTTGGGTACTCAGGAATTCTATTTAAAAAGGTCAGAAAACTTTTTATAGATGGCCAAAGTTCTTCTTCTAAATTATAAAAAAGAAGAGGAACTGCAGCATCGTCAAAGACATTGAATAATATAATAAGATGATTCAATATAAGATGAACTTTAAGTTCACCCGTATTTTTATATCTTTTCAATAATCGTTTAATATATCTAATCCGCTTTAAGTCAGACTCAAAATCATCTCTTGTGACTGCTTGTGGATTGTTATAAAATTTTATAGCAAAGAGTAAATAATTACTCTCATTCAATTCATTAAATCTCATATATTAACCCACGTTATCAACTATCTGGGAGGATTGTATCGTCTGCCTGGTCAAGTCCAGTGATTCCAATTGCAACAAGAGATTCAGTTTTGACTCTGAGATTTCCGTGCATATCATTATATGTAGTAATACCAACCCAACCACCGTGGGCAGGTGCGTACTTACGGGCATCACCAGAAGCAGCATTTGCTACTCCAAGTTCAGTTGCGTCTACACCAAAAACTGTGAGGTTGGATGTATCCATGCCCTCATGGTGTGCTGTGAATTTTGGCTCATCACCGGATACATCTCCAGATCCCCAAAGTGGTGCCATGTCTTTTACCTTTGAATCTTGTATAAAGATATTTATAAAAAGTAAGGAATTACTCCTCGCCTTCTCTTGCCACCATTGCCTTCTTGACAACTTCTAACAATTGGTCATCCATCTCAGTCTTGGTCAACTTAACCGCTTTACCCAAGATAACAAGACAGATCTCAACCAACTTCTCACCAAGTTCCTCATTTTCCGGAATCTTCGCGACCGCATCGGAGATAATTTTTGAAGCAAGGGGTAGTAAAAATGAAAGCATTTTCTTATCACATACTTACAGTATATAGCGAGTTAAGAATTACTTTTTCTTTTTCTTCTTCTTACCGTACCCTTCGGTAGCCATTTTAGCAGTTTGAGATGTCATAATCTTCATAACTGCTTCACCGTCTTCAGGTGCTCCAAGCATCATTGGGTTTTTCATACCCATTGCTCTCAACTTATTTTTAAGAAGTTCTCTGTAAGTTCTTTTTTCTCTATCCATGTGACCACATTCACAAGGACACTTCTTACACCTGGGGCAAGTTTCTTCCTTACCCTCTCCATAAGTCACACAAGGATTCTGATCACATCCACAGTTCATTACTTGTTCTTCAACATTGTCAGGACAAGATTTTTTACCGTGTACTTCACACTCTTCACCTACAGGAGTGTGGGAACATTTTCCTGATTTTTTCTTCTCAGCAATCATTTCCATCAAACGACGCTGAGATGCAGACATCTCAACTTCAGTATGAGCGCGAAGATTCTTACCTACTTCAGAATCTGGATTAATCTGAACTACTGGTTTTTTACCAGCGTAGTTATTAACCTTACCATCAGGAACCATTCTTCCCTGACCTTCAGTTGAAGTAGTTCCATCAATCAAAAAATCTTCTTTAACTTCACCCTTCTTCTTAGCAATCGCTGCGTTGATTGCATCGCGACGAGCATAGATGTATTTGTCAGTCTTATCTTTTTTACCATCGTTGTTTACATCACCATCTCTTGCTGCTGGATTTTTAGCAACTGGATCCATCTTACCGCCTTTTTTCTTTTCACCTTCATAAGGTTCACCATGCTCAGTCATTTCAACTTTGAGACCTTTTGCTCTCAGTTCTGTGATCTTAGAACGATTAGCATATCTCACATATGATCTATCACTCTTAGGATCAGTAACTCTTACTTTATACTTTCTCTCTGCACCTGCATCTTCTTCGACAGGTTCTTTTTCAACTTTCTCAACAAATACTTTGAAGAGTGCGTTAGCAACAGTATCGGTAGCACTGTCTGCCATCAATGAATCATACGATTCTTTCTTCTCTCCGCCACCACCATCTTTACCAAACAGTTTTGCTCTAACTGCTGCCTGTTCAGGAGCACTCAAATTACTATTCTGCATATACTGAGAGTATGCTGCTCTTAAATCGATACCTTCTCTTCTTGCACGATAACGAATGTCATAGACAGCCTGACGGATTTTCTTTTCAGAACCTCCTTCACCACTATCCATTTTTCCGCCTTCTTTAGCGGCAGGAGCTGCGGATGCAGCGGCATGCTTACGTGCTGGAAGGTCTTCAAATATATTTTTAGTCATCGAAGATTTACGATTTACGTTTTCCTATCTTATATTTATTTATAAACGCGATTCCGCTAGACATAGCGCCTGGAACCATAGATGAAACGTACTTAAAGTGTGAATCAGTTCCTACCAAACGTTGATCTGCAGGAACTCCACCAACTTCAGTTCCATTGACAATTGCTTCGTTAACATCTCTAATCCAAGACTTAAACATAATATCATCTTCTGTGACACAGATAAGATGATTTGCACCTCTACGAACAATTTTTCCAACCAATCCAGTATTCATATTTTCAACCCATTCACCAATTCGATATATTGTCTTGCTTACATAATTTTCACGTAGAGTTTGTTGATCAAACTTGGGTGCCATTTCCCAAATACCCCACTCTTCATTGATACCCATCGACATACGAAGTGTATTATAAAGATCTTTGATTTCCTTAGGCGTCATACCATCAGGCATTGCCATTTTGAAAGTTCTATAATCATTTTCAGAAGCAGCAAGTCTTAATCTTGATGCAGAAAGACCCTCTACTCCTTCAGCGTCTGGATCTCTTTCGCCTGCAGATACTACATCAATTTTATTAAACTGATAAAGAGTACCGTTGTAATTATTTGCTAATTTATTAAATTCACCTACTCTGTCAGCACCACCAACAATTCTTATATTTTCATATCCATCACTATGCGCTTTCTTCAAAACATCGAAGATAGTTCTAGTGTTAACATCATTTTGAATTCTACCAGCATGCTTAGAGAACATCCCTCTCATAAATGCAACTTTAGTGTCAGCATCAAGAGGATTTTTCTTCGGATCATTTGAACGAGATGGAACAATAATATAGTCACCGTGTTCTTTATCTGCCTCTGCCTTGGCGGTATCCATCAATTGCTGATGTCCAATATGTGGAGGATTGAATCGACCAAAAGCAATAGTAAGAGTTCCTTTTGATTTTACTGCTTTTTGTGGACCTGCAGCAAGATCTGGATTCAATTCTACTGCTGGTTGTGCTGGAGCAGGTGCTGCTTGTTGTTCTGGTGCAACTTGTTGAGGTTCTTGTTTTAGACCTGGATCTGTAAAGTTTGGATCAGAGACATTCTTTTCTAATTCAGTTTGATCGGGATCACCCTTACCAATCTTCTGTCTCTTATTATAGAATTTTAATTTACCCTTTTCAGTTTTCGCTACAAATTCCTTAGTGGTCCTATCATACCAAGAACCATGACCGTCACCCTCCAGACCAAGACGTGCTGCTTGCTGTGCTGCGGATTCGCTTAGAAATTTAAAAAAGGATTTCATTGATATCGGTTTCTGCGTAGTTCCAAAGTAACATTTCCACGATTAGCGACTATGTACTTTAAAATGTCATTTCGTATCTTTATATATTTATCCTTATCTTTACCCCTAGTAGAATCAATCTCACGCTGGAAAGTCATGTAAATGTATCTGGTGAATTGTTCATAGTTATCACCATTATAATCGTTAATTAATTCTTGAACGTATGGATTCATGAATCTAAAATGTCCAAACTTTTGTCGAGATCATATGCTGAGATTCCAGGTTTGGTAGTAACCTGAAGTGCGGTAGTAAAACGATAATTATTAATAGGGACACTACCACCACGCTTTGTACGAATACGAATCCTCAATCCAGGATTGAATTGTGGGATTGGAAGGCGTAGAGGATTTGACCGCATATAATAAAGACCATATCCACCAATCTGAATATAAAGAGTTCCTTTCGCGGCATAGTAATTATGCAAAGCAGAACTTGGAATTACCTTATAGCGATTACCAAATTTTGAATAATCAGAGGTTACCATTTCCTGAGTGAACTGCTCTGTTGGAACAGTCCCTTTGAATGGAGCACCTTTAGGTCCCCACTCAGCATTTGCATATTGTTCAATACCAACTCCACGCATCAGATCGCGGAGAATATCTGCTTCTGGAGTAGAAGCACCACCAAGTCTCCAAATACCATTTTCATAGTTTAGAGTTCCTTGACCATAGTCTGTAGAAAGATTCAACTTGACTTCAAGTTTATTTGAAGAACCTTTGTACATAAACATTGCATCAGGTGCAAATGGATTTGCCTTTGCAGGAGTAAAACCTGCTGGAGCAATTCCTTTTGCCTTCAACTTATTATGGATTTTCTCTTCGTAGACAAAACCCCTTTGTCCAGCCATTGGTGTTTCTGGTTATTTATGTGCCTACTATAGCACAAATATGGAGTTATGGGGACTCGAACCCCAAACCTCCGCCGTGCAAAGGCGGCGCTCTACCAGTTGAGCTATAACCCCTCAAGAAAGTCCCTTTCATTTTGATAAGGGACAACTTCTTTAGTGTATAGTTTCCATCCCTCGTGAAGTTCAGGAACTAACCATTGATCAACCCGATAGCAGTATTGCCAGTTAACAGGTTGTATACAATTCATTACCACTACAGTCCAAAATGCTGTAGCATAATTAAGAATTGTCGTCATTATCTACTTTGAGTTTTTTGACTTGTCTATTAGTCCACAATGCACCAAGGATGATAGCAGCATAGAAAATAGTATCATCCAACATCACCAAGAAGAAAATGATTGATGCACCATACTTAATTACATCTGGTAGTGGTGAAATAATTTTAGTGAATAGTTTACGATATGTCTGTTCAAACTTAAAGTAACCAAGTGCAAAAATAGTGATTACAAATTCACTATAAGGAACAACAAAGTAAAGTGAGAGAAAGATGAAGATTGGCCAATAATGCCTTTCAGGAATCTTTGCTGCCAGTTTTACATACTTATGGATTAGTTTTTTCATTAGTTTGTTTAGAGATCATCAACTTCACGATTCTCGGAATAGTAAACATCAAACTGTCCACCAGGATAACGCTTCTCAAGTTTCTTGACATTGCGAGCAACGACTTCATCCAAAGAATATCCAAGTGCCATACACGCTTGAGCAACATACCACATCAGATCACCAAGTTCAATGAATAGGTGTTCTTTGTTTGCTTCATCCCAAGGTTTGCCTTGGAAGATAACCTTCTTGATAATTTCAAGAAACTCACCACCCTCAGCATTGATACCAACACCAGCAGTCAGAAGTCGCTCAATGTTTGCACCCTTTTCGTCTAGTTCTACTAAACGATCTGCAAGGGCAACAAAATCTGTAGATTGGTCTGAAGTAACAGCATCAACAAACTTCTGATACTTTTCAAAATCAACTTGCTTACTCATTAGAATTTAAATCCGTCGAATGATTTTTTAGGTTTCTTTTCGTCTTCATAATTATACTCCTCTTCTTGCCCAGAGTCAAGTATATCTTCTTGTGCAGTCTGCTCACAATCGTACAGACGCATTTTTGCACGATCAATACCAACAACAAATCTCTTAAAGACAGAAAGATCGTTGTAGCGGTTCTTCAACTGCTTCACCATAATTTGTCCCAACTGTTCCAATTCTTCCGTGGAAATAAGGGCAAACATAAGATCAGCAGTAGCAGGGAGACCAAAGGATTCACTAGTGTCAGTAAGGTCAACATCAGAGCTACCATAACCGCTACGAGTGGTCTGGGTGGCAGATACGATAGGGACCTCGGCTTCGACAGCCAATCCTCTAAGTTCTTCTGCAATCGACTTAACAAGAGTATAGGAATTAATATTGGCAGATCCTTTGTAACGCGACGAGGCGCAAATGTTGAGATAATCCACGAATATAATATCAGGTTTGAAAGACTTCTTAAGTGCAAGTTCATTAAGAAGTGCCTTAAAGTGTCCACTATGAGCACTCGCAGTTGGATACTCTTTAATTATAAGTTGACCTTGTGTTTTTTTACTTAAGTTAGTAACTTTGTTTTCAAACGAAGTTCTAGGAAGATCTGCGAGATCTTGAATAGGCACATTCAGAAGGTTTGCATCAATACGTTCAGCAATCTTCTCCTCTGACATCTCCATTGTAATGTAAAGTACGTTACTTCCACTAAGGAGAACGGAGCTAGCCATATGGCACATGAACAAAGACTTACCGACACCTGTCCCAGCAAGAGCGATGTTAAGAGTCTTGTTTGGAAGACCACCTTTCGTAATCTTGTTGAAATAATCAAGATCAAACGGGATACGATCCTCTTTCCTATGATATGACTCATATCTTTCCTTGTAGTCTTCTAAGTAGTTGTGTCCAATATGATTGTCAAAAGAAACCGCAAGTGCATCCGACAAGATTGAAGGAATAGCATCACGGTTCTTTTCTTTATCTCCACCATCAGCGATACTGATAGATTCCATAAGAGCGAGATAGATCGCACGGTCACGACACCACTTCTCAGTAGTATCTTCCAACCATTGATTATCAGCAGGAGCATCCGTAAGAGATGAAGTGATCTCACGGGTTTCCTTGACCTCTATCTCAGAAAGGTCAGTACGATTTTCTAATTCAATAGCAAGTGCTTCTGTAGTGATAGCATTGCCATATTTCACAATAAACTGAGTAATCTCCTCAAAGATAATCTTTTCGGTTCTCTGTTCAAAATAATCAGGTTGAATAAACGGAATTACTTTGCGAGAGTACTCTTCATTGAAAACAAGGTTTCGCAGAATAGTTGTCTCAATTCGCTCCATAGGAATAGGTTTGTTTTGCAATAGTGTCAAGTTGTTCCATCACCTCAGGGGTGAAATATTGATCAGGGTCTTTCAGAATCGCTTTCGCATAAACCTTTTTCCCATCTATTTCATATCTACCAGCAACGTTCTTCCAAAGTCCGCCAATCTCACCGAGTTCAAGAAGACCGTAATATCGATCAAGACCACGCTCATCGTAATAAAGGCGCACCGTAACATCTTTGTTCTCCTTGCTTAAACGCGACTTAGCAGTCTTTGCCTTGATAAGATTTCCGATAACTTCTGTTCCATCTTTCTCTTTTTTCTTTGAGAGGTGGATAATGGTGGAGGCGGCGTACTTGAGTCCAGAACCTCCACCCATCTCTTTAGTAGGGACGTAAGAACCGATGACATCATAAGTGTGGTTGGTGACGATCAATGGAATGTTAGCCTGTCCTAGTTTGAGTGTCAACATCCTGAACGCTCCTTTGATAAGTTGGGATTTAGTCATATCCCGAACTTGCTTTTCGTTTAGCGTATCAGTGATCTCTTTCTCAGTGGAAAGCATACCAAGAGAGTCTAACACAAACATACAGGGTTTGCGTTCGTCTTCAGGTTTTTTTAGGTAAAGATCAACTGCTTTCAGTGCCTTTTGACGGAACTCCTCAACAGTAACAACATTTATGACAACCAACCTGGCAAGGTCAATCCCTCTACTTGCAAGTAGACTCTTATTAACAGCCGCTTCAGTGTCAAAATATAGGCAATACCCATCAGGGTTAGAATCAAGGAAATTTTTGACAACTGCGAGAGAGAAGAAAGTTTTGCCAGTGCTAGACTCCCCAGCAATGGCAGTAATCTTATTCCCAGATACACCACCAAATATACTACCTGATACCAATGCGTTAAAAATGTACGAACCTGTGTCCACATATTTTTCAGTATCATCAATATCGGATGCGAGTTTGGTGTAGTCATCTCCGATCTCTTTTACAATTTCTTTTAAAAAATCCATAAGTCACTCAAAAATATAATGTTGGTTTTGAGATTTAAAACTTTCAACCTGTTCTTTGGTCTTAAAGAACTTAAAAAGTTTTACATCTGAATGTTCTTTAAGTTGATACTTAACCTTAATCATAATACAAATCCAAATTCTTCACGGGCAATTTTTTTGTAAGGTCCGCCAGGGTTAGCATCGCGAATATCCTTAATCTTTTTGAGTTTTTGATATAGAGACGTATCTCCACCAAGAAGGAGAGCACTCACAATTGTAGCAAGTTCTTTGTCTGTAATAGGCAATTCCATTAGGAAAAAAATAGTTCTAGGTTTACAGTTTTTTCTACATTCCAACCAATTGCATCTAGGATTGATTTCAAAGGTTCGACAAAACTCTTTTCAAATTGTAGATCATAATCAATGTATTTGTCAAGGTTAAGTTCGCGTGGAAAATCCTGGATGAATGAGATAACATTCTCCCGAATAATATTGGGTTTCTTCAAATACAGGAATTTGATTTTTTCCCCGTTATTGATGAGTGAATATTTATTCGTTAGTTTCTTCTCCTTAATGTAATGATTGAAGAGAAGAGCACCCCGACAGTGAATCGGAGTTCCCTTTGCATAGATGTGAGAGTTGGAACGGTATTTTACCACATCTGAAACAGATCTGGGAAAAGCAATTTCTTCAGGAGGAAGTTTCTTAAAATCTGCACGACACTTATCAATAAACTCAATGACATCCTCTTCGGTGCCATTCATCATCAGTTTAAGTCCCTCTTTAATCATTGTACGACAAGGTGCGGGAGTAGAGGATTTGACTGCCTCAATACCCATCATCTTCAGTTTAGGTTCATCATAACGAACACCTTCACTGTCCCATACGTTGAGAATGTATCGCTTCTTCGCAGTCCAGATACCACGTTCAGCAATATTCTCACGCTTCATAAACATCTTTTGATCATAAGCGTTTACGTAGTCGGCCAGTTCTTGGTAGCAACGATCAATATACTTTTCAAGTTCCACCTCACAGACCTTATTAAGGAACGCGACAATGCCTTCAGTAGTTTTCTCTCTTGTCTTGTATACACTTTCAACCAAAGGACCCATATTAAGATAAATGGAATCGGTATCAGAAGCAATAACATAATCTTCATCCTCAGTTTTCAACACCTTGTTAAGGTACTTATTCATTCTATTCTCAATCCAGCGGATTGATACCTGCCCAGAAAGGGTAATTGCTTCCGCGTTTGCTAGTTTATAATAGCGGAAGTATTGATTACCAATCGCACCATAGGCAGAGTTGAGCTGAATCTTACGAGCCATCTGAATATTGTTGCACCTGGCGATTTCTTTTTCAAGTGCTTTGGTTGGTGTTTTTTCATACTCTTGTTTTGCTTGAAGCATCTTTTTCTTGAAGATGGTTCGATCCTTGTAGATCTTATCCATCAGTTCTGGCAAGAATCCACGAACATCTTTCCGATACATTGAACCATTAGGACAAACAGCATTGCCCTTATACAGTTCAAAGTTTATCTCCTCATTAAGGATCTTATCAACTGTAGCCGTTGGGTGTCTCTCATCCAGGAGGGTCTCTGGAGAGATGTTGTACTGCATAATGAGATGAGGGTAGAGAGAATTAAGGTCAAAAGACACAACCCAATCATACTTTCCCGGAATCGGTTCCTTGACATATGCACCTGCATATTTGGAGTCTTTGTCTGAACGGACAATTGGAGGAATAACAATATTCCTCTTCTTCAAATAGTTGTAGATAATTGTGTCCCACATACGAACTTGTGAAAACACATCAGCATAGTTTGCCTTAGCATCATATGCCATAACGATTGCCAGTTCAATCAGTTTCATCTTGTCTTCCAGACGGTCAACAAGTTCCACGTCAATGATGTTGTATTCTACAAACTTCTGCCATCCGTTTGTATAGAAGTCTTTGAACGTATCGAACTCAGAGTGATCAAGTTTCTTTTGTCCAAGTTCTACACTAGCAATGTAGTCCAGACGATAAGACTCTTGTGCTTTGTACGTAAACTTCTTATAAAGATTTAGGTAATCAAGTTGTGTGATACCTCCAACATCATAAGAAATATGTTTACGACCCATAATAATGGTCTCTTTCTCTGTGACAAGACCCCAAGGTGAGATACGCTTCATCAATTTCTCACCAAGAATCCTATCAATACGACGCACCAGGTACGGCATATCATATAGTTCACTATTCCAACCAGTAAGTACTTCAGGAGTATTCTCCTCAATCATCCACCAGTTAATAAAGTCATTCAGAAGTTCATACTCAGTCCTGAAACTTTTATAGGTGACATTCTGCTGCTTGTTATTGAAGGATCCTTGACCCCAGGTGTAAATCTGTTTGGTAGTGTAGTCTTGCACCGTAATGAGGAGTACTTCCTCTGCAGCAGACTCAACATCAGGGAATCCATTTTCCGATTTGACCTCAATATCAATCGTAGAGATTTTAATTTTAGAAGTATCAAACTTGATTTCTTCTTCAGGATACTTCTCAGAAATATATTGATAGATGTATCTATCATTTCCGTAAATTTTGAAGTTGTCTACACCATCATATCGTTTGATAAAATCACGGCACTCACGAACAGTTCCAGGTTCAACTGATTGAACATAATCGCCCTCAAGGGTTTTGTATTTGGTTTTTCCTTTCGATTCAACAAAAAGAGTCGGGTAAAACTTCTCCCGTGTCATGAAATGTTTACCATTTTCATAACCACGGACCAAGAAGTGATCCCCGACCATTTGGACGTTCGTGTAAAATCTCATTCTGAAGTAAGTTTCAAGTAAGCTTCAACAACTTCTGGAGTTGGATCCGCCATAGTCATAATGTCACTAGATCTTATCATATATTCTGTTTGATTGGAAGCCTTTACCCAAGGTTCCATTTCTTTATTTGGATGAAATCTATATGGTCTAATTAACTTGCAGTCAGGATCTCCAATTTCTGATGGAACCTCCTCAACTTCGCTGATTAAAACATTGTCAATATCTACTAAGAGACACTTAATATTCTCAGCCATTTACAACCTCCGTTTCAGATAATGGTGTAGGATTAATTTTACTATTGTACATTTCCAGCACACTATCTAGAGGATCACAAATAGTTGCCACAATGTCTGTGGTGACTACAAATTCTTTTGATTTAGAAAGAATCATCCAAGGTCTAAGGAATACATCCAACTCATAGTTGTTGTTTTTAGTCTCACTCTCAACCAGGAGAGTTTTCTCCTGAGATTCAATAACCTGAGGTTGAGTCAACATATACCCACGAACTTGTTCTTCTTGAACAACTTCTTTTGCATCTGCAATCAAGGTTTCTCCTGTTTTAAGGAGAATCATTTTAACTGTCATGATTTTTCTGTTACTTCCTGTTTAACATCTTGTTTTACTTTAACTTCAGTAGGATATTCTGGAGCAGGACGATACTTACGATACCTTACTGTTTCAAACGTTTCAAAAACCTCTTCTGGATTACCATAGCAGGTCTTCTTACGGATCTCTACAAATTCATCATAGGGATCAGACTTTACATCAGGATACTTCTTGTGTGCATCCTCAATTTTTTTCCTACTAATCACCTCATAATCAACACCATCGCCAGAGGTGGGTAGAACAACATCGACATACTCTTTCTTTTTAGCAGCCATGAAATTTTTTAACTTCAAGAGTATTATACCAATAAAAAAGAGGGGCGTCAACTGGATTTGGCCAGTTACCCCTCCGTCCATACGGCGACGATATTCAATTATATTTAGAACCACTCTTTCCTTTGATGGTGTTCAGGTACAATTCTTCCCAGAACAATACTCAGCAACCCATCCTCAAATTCAACTGATCTAACTTCCGTTTCATCACTGAGGGTCCAAGATCTGGTGAAAGATCTTTGAGCCACTCCTCTGTGGACATATGTCGTCTTGGTTTCTGTATCTTCTTTTTGTCCTTCGACAAAGAGTTTTCCGTCTTGTGTGTAGACATTTACTTCTGATGATTTGAATCCTGCCAATGCTAGTTCTAGTCTTGATTCTACGTTACTAACCGTGACTAGATTATATGGTGGATAATTAGTAGTTGTTTCGTGAAGGTCAAACACCCTACTAAGGTATTCATCCATACCAATGCTATTCTTATTTATGCGCTCCATAAGCGCAGGCAGATCCGCAGCAGTGTAACGTGCAAGGTTTCCCATTTGTACTTCTCCTTTTAAAGCGAGATTAGATTGTATGATCCCCGAAGGCAATCACACGTATTTATATCAAACTTTTAAAAATCAGGAGTTCGGTTTACCCTTCTTTCTATAAACTTGCTTTACTGGTTTCAAGGGTGTCTTCTGTGCAGCGACTTTCTGATCGGTCTCAGGATCCCCTGTAGCAGGCATAGCATCGGCACTCTGTGGATCTAAACCATTATAATAAGCAGCTCTCTTACCGTACTCTGGATGCCAACCAGCAACTTGCTGTGGTGTTGGTCCATCAGGATATCCCATTCTAGATGGTTTATCTGGATAATCAATCTGATTGGCAAGTTTACTTCTAACACGCTTCATCAGAGGATCATTAGGTGCGTTGAGTGTTTCTTGCTCCCATAAATGTTCTTCATTCTGTCTAGCAATCCTATCACTGTATTCAGACTGAAGTATGGTTTCTTTCTTACCATTCTCATCAACAAGAAATAGTAAAGTATCCCCTACCAATTGTTCTTTACGAACTAATGTAAAATCTCCATACTTTTCCTTCAATCCTTTCTCACCACGCTTTCTTCCAGTTTCAGTAAGAATTTCCCAGAAATGATCTCCAGTGCCAAGATGATCCAATACTTCATTCTTTCTTTCCTGAGAAAGTCTTGCATTGAAGTACTTATCTTGTTTAGTCCAAGTAGTTTCATCCATTTGTTTGAATGATGCAGGATTCTCTGCCTTCTGCATCAACTTATCATATTCATTAAGAGCACCTTTGAACTTAGGACGATATCCTTTCAGTTTTTCTTTCTTTTCTTCTGGAATAATAACATCATTTTTGATCTCACGAAGGATTCTTTTACGC